GAAACTCCAGATCCTTTTTCCACTCTTAAAACAGCTTCAGCATGATCTATATCCATGTTTTTTGCTGCCATCATAGCATCAAGTTCTAAGTTTATATCATCAAGCTCGTCTTCAGCAACTTCATCAGCTTGCCATTCATAATAAGTATTGTTTAATCTTGGGTGATATAAAGATAATAATTTTTGTAAATTTTGTTTTTCCTTAGGAACTGTTAAAACACCTTCTTCAAATATAATGTGCCCCATTGTAACTTCACCTTTTTGTTCATCAACAAAACATGAATTTTGATTAGTTGCATATCTAATTTCTCTTTGAGTTCCAGTGGTTTCATCAAACCACATAAGTGGTGATCTTCTTGAATTTTTTGATCCTAATGTATAAGTTAACGGCTCTGCGTTATTTAATAGTAGATAAGTTCTACTCTTTATCTCCCATTGAGGGGCTTCTGTTTTTTTAGTCTTTGACATAATATAATATAATATAATTAATAAAAATAAAGGGCTAGGCGCCGAAGCGCCTAACTCTTTAAAGCAATCTTATTGTTGGAATAATACGAAATTATTCGCGGCTTGAGTAACCAAACATCTTTCAGTCAACCAATTAACTTGCATCGCATCTAACGCAGTAGTGTAAGCACCACCTGCAGATCCTGTGATCCAGTTTTTGTATCGTCTGTCTTCAGTTTGTGAAGCTCTATATCTAACGTGAAGGAACGGTCTTCTTATGTTAGTACCAAGTTGTTGGTCATACACAGTTGAAGTTCCAGCAGGTATTAATACACCTTCGATATTGTTAACCGCAACAGCACCTCTTGTAGAAGCGTCGTTTAAGTATTTCCAGCTAGTTTTGTAGAAGTCATAAGAACCTCTTCTAAAACCAGAGAAACCTAAGTTAAGTGCCATATCCTCAGAGTTTTCAAATAAACCATAAGCAGTACCACCAGAAGAACCAGCAGAAATTTGCCCTAGCATATCGTCAAATTCTAAATCAAGATCTCTATTTAAGAAAAGCATGTTTTCTTCGATAGCGCCTTGAGTATCTAAGTTCTTAAGAACTTGATCAAAGTCAGAAATACCAGTACCTCCAGAAAAACCAGATAGTATGTTACCTCTTGATTGAATAGCAGCAAATAAACCTTCTGATCCATGCGCATTAACTGCAGCACTATATCCCGGAACATTTCCAGCAGCTGCACCAGCAGCAAAACTGTTAGCACCAGCACCACTAGCTAATTCACTTTCAACCATTGCCATTTCTAAGTAGTCATCAAATCTTAGTCTTGTTTCAGACTCAGACTTTAAATACCATAAGTATCCTGATGTACCATCTTCTGTAGCAACTTCTACCCAACCGATTTGAGACATATCAGAACCATTTATTTGAAACGAATCTTTTATGATAATTGGTTGATTAGAAAATTGAGTAAACTGTGGTTGAATAGATTTGTAAGATGCAGCATTAGGAGCAGCACCTTGAGCCGTAGCTTGAGATGTACCTTTTGCAAAAGCAGAACCATATACAAATATTTTCAACGAAGTTGATCTGTTAGCAGCTCCAGCTGCAACACCTGCATCAGCTAAAGTAAGCCAGCTGTTTCCTACAAAAGTAAAAGCAGTAATAGATGCAAGAGGACCAGCGATATTTTGGCTAGTACCTACAACACCTTTTATTGTAACACCAGTAGCTGGATTCATTACAACAATAGTGTCGTTTGCAAAAATAGCATTTTGAACACCATTAGCTAATGGAAAAGTAAATACATTTCCGTTTGCAGCAGCAGTTCCAACGAGAGTTACACCAGTGTAAGACACGTGTAATCTGTTTTGTTCAGACCAAATTACTTGATCAGATGTCATTGGCATTTCAGCGCCAACCATACGTAAGAAACCATTTAAAGTTCTATTTCCGTATCTCTCTACCTCAGCTTCATAAACCTCAGGTAAGTATTGTTGTGCAAAGTCATTTGCACCAGCATTAAACGCTAGGTAATTGTTTTGTAGCGCTAATTGAGTTTGAGAAGGTATAATGCTTCCAAACACAGGAGAAATTTGTCCCATAATTAATTGTTTTGTTTTTTAGTTAAATTTTCTTGTTTTTATCTTCAATTTAGAAGAATCAAGGCCGCTGATAGCTTTAACTTTTAATCCATTAACAAATACGTCTCCACTAGGCGTAGGCCTAATGTCGTCAGATATGTTTTTAGATTTTGCAACTAAATTTTTAGTAGCATCGGATTTACCTTGCTCATAAAAATGTTTTGCAATAGAATCAATATTGTCAGCAGCGTACATAGCTTTATGATAACCTTTAACATCATTTACATTACCTTTATCATCTAAGAACTTCTTAATTGTGTTGGAAATATTTGATTGTTTAGTTGCAACTTCACTAGGGTTTTTAACTCCATATCTAAATTTTTTTTCTCCTAAATCGATCTCAAAACCTTTGAAATTATCGGAAAAATATTTATTAGTAACAGATTTAAAATCTTCATGTTGTTGTTGAGCTGTGTTTTGCTCTTCATTATAGCGGTTGAAAAAATCCATTGCCTTTTTTTGGTCTTGTGTCGTACCAGGTCTCAACTTGATTTCCTCGTAATATTGACTTTTTAAACCATCTAAATGCTTTCGGGCTTTAGCAACCTCTTCTTTATATGCAAGTTTCTTTTTACGAACCTCGCGTTCTTCATCAACTTCTTCATCAAATGAAAAATTATCTTCAATCATAAAGTTAATTTCGCTTGAATCTAAATGTGACTTAGCTTGTTTATAATACTCTCTTAAAAGAGTATTGTTATCTACATTAGAATAATCAGCATTTAATCTTACATAATCTTCTAATGATCCACCAGTTTCTTTCATAAAGTCTACAACTTTTTCAATATTTTCTGGTAGTTTAGCTACTTCTCTCGCCTCTTCTGGCGTAGGAGCAATAACTTTTTGTTCAATTTTTTCACCTATTTGCTGTATTTCTTCTTCTACTTTGTCTTCAATAGGTTTATTTTCTTCTTCTTTAATTTCAGAAACCGGGCTGGACTCTGGTACTCGTTCGTCCACTTTAGGGCTATTTCCGGTTTGTTCGCCCACAACCACTTTCTTTGTTTCTCCGACTGGAATGGCATCTGTTTCTTTTTTAGGTTTTGATAAATCAACTTTAATAATACCGTCGTTTACCAATTGTTTTGGTTTACGTTTAATTTTAAACGTACCTTCTTCTTTTACTTGTTCTGACATAATATAATATAATATAAATTAATAAAAATTTTATTGTGGTTCAAATTGCTCTAAACCAAATCCGCCTAAATTATCATTTCCTGCGGATTCAAAATCAGTTGGTGATGTAGCGTTTTGTCTTTGACTAATCATTTCACTTTGTTGAGTAGCTTGAATTTTAGTTCTTTTATCTTTACGATCTTCTATTTCAGCTTCTTTTGTTTTTGTAACTTGAGCTTGTGTTTGAGCAAGTTGTATTTGATAATTAAATTCTTCAGCCATTAATTGTTTTTTAATCATAGCTTCTTGTTCCATCCTTTGTATTTCAAACTGAGATTTAGCTTGCTCTATTTGTATCTCTGTTTGTGCCATAGCTTCTCTTTTTTGAACCTCATTTAATGCTGCTTGCTCGGCTGTTTTAGCATTAGCTTCACCTTGAGCTGCAATCATAGCTTTTTGATTAGCTTGATCTTCTTTTTGTTTTTGTTTTCTTTTAAGCTTTAGCATTTGATTAGCTAACTTAAGATTTTTTATTTGTCTTATATCTATAGCGTCTTCTAAATCAATTCCTTGAGATTGTAAAGCTATTTGTATATTTTGTTCCAACATTGCTTTTTCTTCATCTTCAGGTTCTAGTTCTAAATATATTCCAAAATCATACAAATGTAATTCTTTCATATCTTCTAAATTTCCTACACTAAACTTTCCAATACTAGATTTTAAAGCGTTATTAGTTAAAGAAAACTCAAGCATGTCAGCTATTCTTAATGAAATATTTTCACAAGCTCTTAAAGTTAAATATAGACTAGACCTTAATATATGTCGCGTTGCCACATTTGAAGCATTAGC